ATATATAAGATGGCAGAGATTATCCTCATCGTATGCGCCATGTCATGTTGCTCGTCTTCTATCAGTGGAATCGGGGGTTTTTTCGGGGGGTTTATACCGAGGACCGAACCACATCTATTGAGGGTTACGGAAGCGGATAAATTGAAAAAGATTGTTGAAGAATTTGTAGAACAAAACGAGAAGAAAAAAGAACTACTCAGTAGTTTCCCTGATCCAGGGCCCGACTTATCAACTCTTCTCAGTGATGAACAAAGAGTTGAATATATCGATATTGTTAGACAATTCGCGGATGACTTGCGTGATGGAGATTTATGTAAAATGGTGAAAGATGCCACTGACGAAGATGGTAATTTCATAGGTAAAAAGGTGTTAAAAGAGTACGCAGATACTGTTTATACACTCAATGGCACTAAATCAAAGGACGATGTGTTTAATGAATATGTCGGAGTTGATGATCAACTCAGTAAAGGTGAAATAGATGAATATTCGAGAATATGTACAGCTTCTGATGAAGAATTTCAGTCTATGCTTAGTTAGTAAATATCACTCCAAACTTTTTGGAGATGATCTTTTTAGCACCCTCAAACGATGGATGACCCCAGAGGTACCAACGGGACCAGAAACCAGCCCCGTCGATACCACTCCTCTTCCAATCCTCTTTGTCGCTCGATGTGACATCGAGCATCATTTTATGGATCTTTTTGGGATCTCTCTCTGCTATTGTCCTCTTGGGTACTTGACCGCCATGTCTGAGTACATAGGAACGCATACGTGAAGGATTCTTGTGTTTGGTGTAGTCGGAATACCCACTGGCACCAAAGTCAACAGTCCTGCCGTCTTCTAAGACAGCCCTGAACTTTTTCTTACGATCGGGACTTTTTATAATCTTGACGCGCATACTTATCTTTTACGGATAAAATTTACTTGCACGACTGGCACGAATACTTCTCGACACGACGTTCGAGACTCTGGCGAAGCATGGTTTTGGCCAACGCATATGTCTCCTTGGATGGTGCGAAAATGGACTTTTCAGAACCACGCCTGACAAGATACAGGTGATCGTACATATGAAGAAGCGCCACAGTGAGGGCGAGAGTACCCACAACCACACCGTTCATCTTACGAGCAGACCATGTATAGGCGATAATCACAGCAACCAAAATCACTTGAACGAGTGTAATCTTGGGCATCACAAAACGCTTCTCGACAGTTTTGATGAGATCATTAGGCTGAGGGGTCGTGTATTTGGACATACGGGGGTATCCTGGCATTTTAATATCTACCAAGAAAATAATGTGGTCACTTATCTTGATTCCAATAGTCATGGTGCTCCACGATTATCTAAAGGTTCCCATAGACCGCCTATATTTCCAGAATCCAACGCGAGTACTACAAGGAATGCAAAATACCGTAGTTGATATTCTCAGTGTAGCCTCCACACGAGAAATCCCCGGTCTCTGGCTTATCAAAGCACATTATGAGAAGATACGACGAGAATTCATGGAACTTTCACCCAATCTAGAACGTCACATGTTCCACGATCTTGATCCCTGGTTTGAGAAGAATGATGGGTACTATTTTTATAAGGTTGAAGATTTTCCAGCGCTAAAAAGTCTCGTTGACCAGATTCCCAGCATTCACAAGGACACCGCTCGCTTTGTTGTAGCGGAGGGACCCATGGTCATTCCGCCACATCGCGCTGAATCAAATTGGTATCTGCGCTATCATCTTACTATAGAGAGTGGTGGTGATTGCACACTCTATACTACGAAGGGGGCGCACGAACATCGTGATGGTGAAGATTTCCTCTTTGACCATGCCAAATATCACGAAGTTGTCAAGAGGGGTAAAGGGAGAAGGGTTGTCCTCATTTTGGATGTCTACAGGTGTTTCTGACAGACCGCGACGTACATATCACTCCCACCGATGAGCTCGAGTTTGGTATCCTCAACGATTCTCTTTGTGAATGGACCAGGCTTACCGTTGCCACATCGCATACACAGGGCTGACAGCTTGGTGACTTCACTCGCCAAGGGAATACAATCGAGAATCTGACCCCACTTCCTCTGGAACGCGTCGGCATCTAGACCTGCGATGATGACTTCCTTATCCGCATCTAGGCAGAAACGAACAAAGTGTAGCAGGTCGGGGAAAAACTGTGCTTCATCGACTGCGATAATCTCGGAATCCCCAAACACCCGTGTATCGATGAGTTCCATGAGGTTGAACACCTTGTGACAGTCAAATTTAACATTATCGTGGGTCTTCAGAACTTCATCTGGAGATCGTGTATCCTTGGCGGAGTTGATGACCATGATTTGTTTACCGAGAACCTTGAGTCGTTTCAACCTCCGAATAAGTTCGGATGTCTTACCTGAAAACATGTTCCCCATGATAATCGAGAGACCCATCCTGACTTATTAAAATAATGTTGTATTTTTTATATGGGTGATTTCATTCGGGCAACTTTCGAGGGTTACACAGGGTACTACAATCCTAACTCGGGTCGCGTGAAGTTGGGCAACCGCCTATTTCCCGATATAAAAGTGGCAGTAAAATATCTCGGCAAAAGGTAAGATGCCATTGAGCAATGCTCAGATTACCAAGAAGGTTGGGGAGCTGCGTAAATCTGAGGGCAAGATCTATGCACCCCTCAAATATTTCAGGGGGCTCACCACCCTCAAGGAGGTCGAGACCCGCTATAAGAAGATGCTCCGGAGAGACTACAAAGATTTCAAGACGGACAAGGGACAGAAAACAAAGACTTCTTCCTACACGCAAAAGTTTAGAAAGATGTACCCAGGAGTCAAATCTCTCCCTGAAATTGCTAAGGCTACTGGCGTGCCTTTGAAGACCCTCAAGACGGTGTACAATAGGGGTCTCGCCGCGTGGAGAACCGGGCATCGTCCGGGAGCCTCTCCACAGGCGTGGGGGTATGCTAGGGTGCACAGCTTCGTCACGAAGGGGAAGACGTACTATACGGCTGATAAGGATTTAAGGTAAAATTATACTGCCGATAAGAACCTAAGTTAGCACATGTAAACCTAAAAAATTAGGTGTAAATGTTCTTGTTTAATAAGATTCGAAATACATTGATTGAATGTGAACTCGCGGTTTCATATTCTCTTAGCAAAGATGGTTCTGAAATTGTATCTAATCGGATAGATAATTCAAACTCTGTCGGTGATGTCATAGAACAAGTCGTTGGTGATCTCTGTGGTGATATGCTTACAAAAGGCCCATCAAATCAAAGTCCCGATTTTTACTGTAAAAATCCACTGGCATTTATAGAGAATCAGACAGTGAACGAAGTGGAGGTGAAAGTTTTTGAAAATAATCCTAATTTCGATATAGGGAATTTTGATGCATATAGAAGGATAATTTCCACAGAATCCGGTCTACATAAAAAGATTTTTAAAACTATGTACTTAATTATTGAGTATGAAAGTGTTAATACGTGTTCATTTCGTATTAAAGATGTTTGGGTAAAAAATGTATGGGAATTGCCAAATTATGATGGTAAATACCCACTCAGTTTACAGGTTAAACAGAATAGACCTTATAACATTCGCCCAGGATCGAAAAAAGGTTGGAATGATGAGAATAAAACACCTGATATGTTTATCGATCGTTTAAATAAGTGTAAGAAAATATGGCCGCATTAGTCAAACATTAATTCAATCAATTTATACAAAACTGGAGGAGTTGCCATGTTTCCAAATAGATCGTATACATTAACATGTTCGGGAATCTGCAACGTTTCCGGAAATCCACACACCCTCTTTAGTTCTAGGTGATTCAATTTTCTCACAGTGTTCCCAATGACAACAGCTAAACGATTAGAATCCGTGGCTGTTAATGTTGGACATATTTCGTCAGGGTTTAAAATTCTAGATACAGGGAAACTGAGTTTCCCTTTACAGATATTGTATCCACGAGTAGCAGTATCACTCTTACAAAGTAGACGTACCCGCGCCAAATTCCCTTCCGCTTCGATAAGTTTTTGTTTTAAGGCGTCTGTACTCGATTCATCTAGCTGTTTTTTTATATTGGAAACAATTTGTTCACATTCTGGCACAAGGTCGTCAATATATACACGTCTCCCATCAATGAGTTCTTTACATTGTTCTAGTCGCAAATAATTCTTTTCTGTTAAACTATCCAGTAAAGATTGCAAGTCATCATGCTTGAAAAATGTCTGGATTTCTGAAAATGTCAAGGGCATGCCATCCATCCATGTTATTTGCTTTTTAGCCGCCCAATGTTTCTTCCTTCTATTTAACATGATAGAAGTCATCAAATTTCGCTCATCTTCTGAAACAGTACCATTAATTGCAAGATCCCACGAGTGAATATTATCCTTACCACCCCGTTTATCACCTATCTTGCATCCATATATGGATGTTTTTTTGTGCAACTTTAGGAGTTTTTCTACGAATTCATCGTTAAGATCGGACTTTGTATATGTGTAGTCTAAAAAATGTTTCAATGTGACTGTATTCGACATGTTTTCTACTCCCGAGATATTTACATCTTTGTCGAGTGTACAAATGATATAGACTCTTTCTCTAGACTGTGGAATTCCAAAATTCTTCGAGTTCAATTTGGTATATTTTACTTTGTAACCTAGATCACCAAAGAGTTTACAAATGGAATTGATGTATTCGCCGTTATTAAGTGAAATCAAATTGTGTACATTTTCCAGTAAAACATACCGAGGTTTATGATACTCACAAATATCAACAATCTTGAATATCATACCACCACGTGGGTCTTCAAATCCCTTCTTCTGTCCCGCGGAACTAAATGGTTGACACGGAAATCCCGCGCATATAAGATCAAACGATTCCATTTCTTTCGGTTTAATTTGGTAAATATCTCTAGAAGGATTGTTTTCGTTGAAATTTAGATTGTATGTTTGAATCGCATCCTTTTTTATATCAGCGGATAATACACACGTGAATTCAATGTTATCTTTTGTCTTTTGATATGCGTCTATAGCATAACGAAAACCACCAATACCTGAAC